CGGTGCTAAAGATATTCTTACCTCTATCGTTACTGCTACATCTATCGCTGCTGCTGTATCAGGTCGCATAGGCACTGGAGTTTCAGGGGCAAGCGATCCAAGAGTTCAATATGGTGGTCAAAGACTTGACAGTGCTGGTAACGCTATTGGCTTTAATGCTGAACAGGCTTACGCTATGTCGGCTGAAGGTAGAGCTGCAACTATGGCTGCCATTGAAGCTGCTAACAAAGCAGGTCTAACAGTCAATAATAACTTTAACGGAATTGTAGGAGACAGTAACGCCCTTGCAACCTTGATCGCTAAGATCGTACAAGATGCGCTAGATCGAGGCACAATTAAGGCTAGTCCGCTTCCATGACATGGGTTCCAGCATGGCGCGTAACTGTTGGCGATGATGTCTACACCACTGTAACTGCTGTCAGTTACGCTACAGGTCGTAACGATATTGATCGGCAACCCTCAGCAGGTTACTGCCAAGTAGATATCATCAATACCGATGGCACACCCTTTACTATCAACATTACAGAAAGCGTCACCCTAGAATTACAAAACTCTACAGGGGCTTATGTCACTGTATTCGGTGGAGAAGTATCAGATTTTAACATTGCAGTCAGAAGTCCAGACGAGACAGGCTATGTCACTACTGGCACTATTCTTGGAGTTGGCAGCCTTTCTAAACTGTCTAAGGCTGTCTATAACACAGCCCTAGCAGAAGGCTTGGATGGCGCACAGATAGCAGCCATCGTAGGTGCAGCTCTTAACCTTAAATGGAATGAAGTAACTCCAACTGTGACGTGGGATACATATCCTCCAATTCAGACATGGAGCGATGCAGAATCATACATCGGCACTATTGACTCAGGCTTCTACACCATGACCAATCTTGCAGCCAGTCCAACTGCTAAGTCCATCAATCTTGTAGATCAGATAGCACAGAGCGCACTCGGTCAAATCTATGAAGATCGTTATGGGAATGTTAATTATGATGACGCCGATCATAGATCTACTTATCTTGGAGCCAATGGCTTTACTAACCTTGATGGATCTTATGCGACTCCTACCAGTATCCAGTCACAGACACAGATAGCTCGACTTCGCAATAGTCTGATCTATCGTTACTCAACTGACTACGCATCCACCTACAGCGTCACAGATCCAGACTCTATCGCCCTTTATGGACTCTTTGAGAAGTCTGCTGAATCTAATATCAAGAATCTGGCAGACATTACTGATATTGCTAGTCGAGAGATTAAACTGCGTAAAAACCCTAGAGGTTCCCTAGGTGCTATCACCTTCCGCCTAGATAACTCCAACATGCCAAGTGCAATGTTGGACAGCCTAATTGGCATATTCTTCGGGCAGCCTGTACTAATCAACAATTTACCTAGCAACCTGCTAGACGGTATATTCGATGGCTTTGTAGAAAACATCGCTTTACGGGCTAATCCGACTTCTGTGGACATGACCCTATATGTCTCAGCTACAGACTTCTCACTATCGACTACACAATGGGAAACAGTATTCCCAGCCTCACTAATCTGGACAGGTGTAAATGGTACACTTACTTGGACTAACGCGACAGGAGCACTAACCTAAATGGCAACTAGTACGAATTATTTATGGGCTGAACCCAATGACAGCGACTTGGTTAAAAATGGCGCGCTCGCCATCCGTACATTAGGCAACGCTATTGATACCTCTGTCTGGAATGTTGGTTATGGTCAAGCTGGTAAGAATAAAATTATCAACGGTGATTTTGGGATCTGGCAACGTGGAACAACAGTTACGCCAACAAACGCTTATGGTTATGGTGCAGACAGATGGCGGACTTATTCTTTCGGTACATCAACTTCAACATTAAGCCAACAAAGTTTTACAGCGGGAGCTGCTCCTGTTGCAGGTTATGAAGGAACTTATTTTGCGCGTTTTGCTTCAACCGACACTGCAACTTTTGCCAGTCAAGCTATTGAAGATGTTCGCACTTTTGCTGGACAGACGGCAACTATTTCATTTTGGGCAAAATCCGCTTCTGCTCAAACCTTGTCGGCTGTTCGTTTCGATCAAGTCTTTGGAAGTGGTGGTTCAACTACTGTAACCACAAGTGGCACCGCGCCAGCCATTACAACAAGCTGGGCAAGATACTCAGTTACTATTGCTGTTCCATCTATTTCGGGTAAAACTATTGGTACAGGTTCTAGCCTTGATTTAGTTATTGCAGGAGCAATAAATAACAATCTAGATTTATGGGGCTTACAGGTTGAGGCAGGTTCGACTGCAACTCCATTTCAAATTGCAAGTGGTGGCAGCCCACAGGTTGAATTGTCAATGTGCCAGAGGTACTATGTCCGTATGGGTGTTAGTGGAAACGCATCTATCGGCTTTGGTCAAGCAGTTTCAACAACAAACTTCCGAACTTATATTGGCTTACCAGTGACTATGCGTTCAAATCCTTCTGTCTCTTACAGCGGTACAATAGTTTTACTCGCAAACGGATCTGTTTTCAGTCCTAGTGCCATCGGTTCAACTTTTGCAGGGGCTAATAGAAGTTCTGTTATGCAAGATTTTACCACAAGTGGATTAACGGCTAACACTTTTGGAAATGTTTATACAGCTTCAGATGCCGCAGATTTCATCCAATTTAGTTCGGAGTTGTAAAATGGAATTTATTTTAATTAAAGGTTCAGATTATTTGAATAACGAGTGTGATGTTATTGAAAAAATCGATGATGATGGAACAAAATGGATTGTTCCAACAGATCCAGAAAATGTGGATTACGAAGAATATTTAGCGAGCCTTAATGAAGCCTCAACTATCTAAGGCTGCTAAACAACTTCGAGAGCAGTTCGATGACGCATACCCAAGTCGTGACCGCACATCGGATGGCTGGATCGGTGATACCAGACACGCAGCTCGCCCTAGCGATCATAATCCCGATGCTAATGGTTGGGTTCGTGCCATCGATGTTGATCGTGATGTCAGTGGTCGGAGCAAGCCAGACCTCATGCCAGATATTGCAGATCAGATTCGTCTCCTATGCAAGTCTAAAAAAGAAAGACGCATTGCCTACATTATCTTTGATGGTCGTATCGCCTCAGCCAAAAAGGCTTGGGCTTGGCGTCCATACGAGGGCTCAAACAAACACAACCACCACTGCCATATCTCGTTTGAAAAAGAAGCTGACAATAATGAGGCTTTTTTTCAAGTACCTATGTTAGGAGCCACAGAATGAAAGAACTAAAGACAGCAGCAGGATCATGGGCAAGAGCTTTTCTAGTAGCAGTAATCAGCATGGCTGCTGCTGGGGTTTCAGATCCTAAAGCTCTTATTGCAGCAGGAGTAGCCTCAATATTGCCACCTGTACTAAGATATTTAAATGCTAACGATCCTGCTATGGGCGTTAAAAAGTGACACAGGGGGACTTCTTTACTCTTTACATGGCTACCCTTGCAGTGCTAGGCGGTCTTTCGGGCTTTGTCATCACTCACCTATTGTCTGAAATTAAAAGACTCAATGGGCGTGTTGATGAGATCTATAATCTTCTCTTAGACCGATAATTTTCCAATGGCAAGAAAAGCAACTAAGAATCTAGTTGAGCAAGATTACTCAGCTCTTGATGCTTACTGCATTGGGATGTACGAGTTTGCTCAAAGTCTAAAGCGAGCAGGCTTTGATGAAGAAACCGTTTTAGGAATCATCGTAGAGCGATCAGCCTACCCTGCATGGATCTTGCCAGATCCAGTCGAGCCAGAAAGGTTTGGCGATTACGAAGATGAGGACGATGATTAAAAAACGATATCTAGTGATATCAGATTTACAGATTCCTTACCATCATGAAGCAGCAGTTAAAAATCTTATCAAGTTAGTAAAGCGCGAAAAGTTTGACCTTGTATTAAATACCGGTGATGAACTGGACATGCAATCACAAAGTAAGTGGGCACAGGGCACTAAGTTAGAGTGGGAAGGTACTTTAGATGCTGACAGAAGCCTTGCTCAGAATATTCTCTATGACCTCGGCACAACAGATGTCACTCGAAGCAATCACACAGACAGGCTCTACCATACGCTACTACGAGCACCTAGCCTCATTGGACTCCCAGAGCTTGAATACTCAAAGTTTATGGACTTCGCCGGACTTGGTATCCGATTCCACAAAAAGCCCTTCGAGTTTCACAAGGGATGGGTCTTAGTCCATGGTGACGAAGGATCGATGAACACCAATGCTGGACTTACGGCTCTAGGTTTAGCGCGTAAGTTCGGCAAGTCTGTAGTTTGTGGACACACTCACAGAGCAGGTATCAGTGCCTTTACAGAGGGCATAGGAGCCTCATACAGGACTTTGTGGGGCTTAGAGGCTGGGAATGTTATGGACAAGAAAAAAGCCTCTTATTTGAAGGCTGGCAGTGCTAATTGGCAGATGAGCGTAGCAGTAATTGAAACTCATGGAGACCGAGTAAGTCCAATGCTCGTTCCAATAAACAAAGATGGATCCTTTACCCTTTACGGAAAGTTGTACGCTTAAAAATCGTTATTGTTTCGTTACCTGAATGTGCTTGATTATGTCAGACAGGCGTGAGACTCTAATTCTGTAAGCCAGACGAGGGCGCTGGATGCAGATAGGTACACAATGATCAACTCAATAACAATTATAGGAATGTTAGGGTTACTAATAGCTTCTAACTTTATATGGTATTGGCAAGGCTACAAGGATGGCAGACGCGAAGGTTATGTGCGCGGTCGCGATCTAAGCCGACAAGGTTTTTGGCAAGAATGAGAGCTAACGAAATCTTGCTGACAGCCACCGACACAATCCGCGAACGTGGGCTTCAGTACGGACATCCAGCCGATAACCTAGAGCACACAGCCATGTTGCTAAGTGCTTACTTACAGATGCCTATTCACGATTATCAGGTGGCAGGCATCATGGTTTTAGTTAAACTGGCTAGAACTAATCAATCAGCACAGCACATAGATAATTGGATTGATCTATGCAGCTATGGCGCACTGGCTGGACAACTAGCCACAGAGGAGAATGAACTCTATGTTTAATTTAGCCGATTATGAGCCAGTGGAGGTTCGTCTTGAAAAGTTTATTAAGGATTACCCAGCGTTTCGCATATCAACAGAGTTGGAAGTGGTCGAGGCTTCTCGATACATTGTTAAAGCGTATCTATACAAAGATGCTAGCGATGGCGTTGCTTGGGCAACAGGGTACGCTGAGGAGACAGTTACTAGTCGAGGTGTCAATCAGACTTCAGCACTGGAGAATTGTGAGACTTCGGCAATCGGCAGAGCACTTGCAAATGCAGGTTATGCTCCTAAAGGAAAGAGACCTAGCCGAGAAGAAATGAGCAAGGTAGTAGCAGTTAAGCCTGTTAAGCCACCGGTACAAGATCTGGTACAAGCCATCCAAGCAGCTGACAAAGAGACAGCAGAGCAGGATTATTGGACTACTCCAGTCAATGATTACATGAAGGTAGTCGATGCTCCGGTTACTTTAGAGAAGGCTATGGCTAATGTAGCTGCAATCATAGGTACAGGCGAAGCACAGGAAGCACCAAGTTGCAAGCATGGACACATGAGATGGCGCGATGGTGAGAAGAATGGTCGTGCATGGGGTGGGTATCAATGTGCCCACATGAACGCAGGAGGCGTTAAGTCTGATTGTCCGCCTGCATGGTATCGCATGGGTAGTGATGGTAAATGGCATCCACAGGAGGCAAGGGTATAATGGGAAACATTGGAATTAAGATAAATGGCGAATGGCTTGATCTTATGTCAGCCTTTGTGCCATGTCAGTTATGTAATGAACCTGTCCAGATACGCGATCTAGCACACATATCATCTGACTCTGTCAATGGTATTGTGAATTGGCAGTGTGCAAAATGTAACGCAGTCAATGGATAACATGATTAAATGCTCACGATGCGGAGATCCGACACCGGAATCTGAGGTGTTAGAACTTTATGCTTGGTGGGTGTGTGGCATCTGTTATGACGATCTATAATGGCTAGTCAAGCAAGAAAGCACAGAGGTTTCCGCACAGAGCGCGTAGTTGCACAGTACCTATCGACTGTCTGGCAAGGCGCTTGTGTTGGGAGGGGTAGTGGCAAGGATATTGTTAATGTACCGTTTGATGTTGAAGTCAAAGCCCGCGCTGGATTTCAACCACTTGCATACATAAAGCAATTAAAAGCTCGCACAGCCATTTCGGGGGAATTAGGCTTTGGAGTGATTAGACTCAATGGTCAGGGTGAAGATGCGCGTGAGTATGCCGCGATCATTAGACTAGAGGATCTATTGCCACTACTCATATTAAAATACGGTCACTTAGACAAAGAACCTACAGAAGCAGACATAGACCGATGCTCTGGATGTGGGTCATACATGATAAGGAAGTGTCTTACTTGCCAGCCTACGACTACCGATGCCCAGACTGCAATCTTAGTCAAGAGATTAGCCACGGATGGTACGACAGACCAGTAGTGCCATGCACCTACTGCAATAAGCCTATGGACAAGACAATAAGCACAGCTGCTATCCACTTCAAGGGCAAGGGCTTCTACTCTACTGATAAATAGTTATCCACAGAAGTTATCCACAGGGTAACAATAAGGAGACATTATGAAACCGACACGCAGTCTGACCAGCACTTATATAAATGAACCAAGATCATCTGGTACGCTAACACAGCAGAGCCTCTCAAAGGCTCACCGCGAGCCCCTTAGGGGCGTAGCTCGCGGGGTGCTAGTAGCTATTGGGATAGCTCTATGCATCATGCCTGATGCAGGTGGATCTAAACCAATGCAATATGTAAGCTATAAAGAGTATGCATTACATTTATTACATTATGACTATAAGCAGTATGTATGCATAACAAAGCTCTATGGTAAAGAGTCAGCGTGGAATCCAAAAGCAATAGGCAATCTAAGTGGTACTCAAAGAGTATATGGAATACCACAAGGTAAGAGTGAGTGGCTTAAAGACCAAGATGGTTATGCTCAGGTACGATGGGGCTTGTCATATATTGAACATAGATATGGTGAACCATGTGCAGCTTACGATCACTGGAGAAAATATAATTGGCACTGAATCAACGAAGGGTCAATGACCCTAGAGATAGCAGGAGATGGCGCGCCTTTAGGCTAACCATCTTGGCTAGGGATAACTATCAATGCGGTTACTGCCAAGGCGATGCCACAACTGTTGACCATGTGCTGCCTATCAAAGATGCACCGGATCAAGCCTTCAATCCAGAGAATTGTGTTAGTGCTTGCCAGCCTTGCAATAGTGCTAAAGGATCTCGAAATCAAGCGTCTTTTTTAGGTAAGTCGTTCAC